GTTAAGGGTTGCCCTTGTCCAAAAAGGGTTTGCTCTTTTCCGTTCGTTTGATTTTTTTTATTTTGTGTTTTATTTTTGGGTGTGTTTTTTATTTTTTGTTTTGTGTTGCGTTGGTTTTTATTTTTTGCCGCTTTATATCGAGCGCCTCTAGTGGCGTTGCATTGTTTACAAGCCGGTACTAGGTTTTCCATATCGGACGGGTGGCCGCCTCGATCTAGTTCTATTAAATGGTCTGCCTCTACGCCGGGGGCTATGCGGCACCAATGGCACGTTGGGTTGTCTCGTAATAACTCTTGCCGGGCGCGTCTGTACTCTTTGGTTCTGTACTCGGTTGGGCGTTGGCGTGGCATCTGTTTAGCTACCGCGCGCTTACGCGCTTGCTATCGGTTCGTGGTTGATGAGCGTGGTTGCTCGGGTTCGTGTCGCTTGTTTTGTTTTGGTGTTCATGTTTAGCCGTGTTGGTAAGTGAGCCTAGTTTGATAACCCCCCGCCCGTTGCCTATTCACCGGGCACCCTCTAACTATTACAACTACCACGCGCCTAATTGCTTAATGCGCGTACTACCCGCGTTACCGCGTTTTATACCAACCGCCGGCGTAACCCGGCTTAGGTCTCGTGCTTTAATCGTTATCGTTAAATTTGTAGTGGCTCGAGGTATCCCACCCCGTATTTAATCGGCGTTGGCCCTGAGCAAACCAACGACCCCAATAGTCCTACGATCTCTCGTAATAACGGAATTATTGGACCGAACCACAAATAATTAATCCTCTACAATCCCCCTAAAACTGTTAATAATCTTGGACGCGTCCGCCTTAGTTAAATCGCCCACCGTTTGTATAGGCCGCCCTATCACGCTTTGATAGTAGGCGTTAAGGCCGTCGCTTTTAAGGTTTTTATCTCTTGCTAATTTATTCATTAAACCTAGTTGGGCGTCCGTGATCGTGTCGCTAAACGGTTGCTCTACGTCATGGGATGGCTTAGGGCCTCGCGTTGGTGCCGGTCCGTCATGGTTGGCGCGTCTTAGCTCTACCTCTTGCCGGCTTGCCAAACTTTTAGTAATGCCCAAATTTAAGTAGCCGCACGCCCGGCCAACGGCCGAGGTCCCGCAATTCATTTGTTCGCTATCTTTTGTGTAGGGCGTCGTTCCGCGTGGTTCCCAAGCGCTCGCAATTACCGGGGGCGTATCGTCGCCCAAATAGATCGTTACAGTAATTTCTATCCACTCGCGCCCATCAAATTGTCTTATCACCGGTAGCGCCTCTTGTATTCGAGCATTGGGCCATTTTTCAAATAGTAATTTAACGCGCTCTTTAACGTCTATGTAATTATCTAAACTTGATTTATCAAAGGCCATTAGTTTTAACCCTCGCTAACGCTACGGCAGCCAACTCGCCTACTTGGTATTTCATTTCGTCTAAATAGACTTGGCATTGTCTTAAATCTTGAATAGCTTTAACTAACAAATTTTCTAAACGCCGGTTGTTTTCTGCCATTTGATCGTTTGCTTGTCTCGCCAAAATTAGTTCGTCTACCAAGAATTGATTAATGCTTTTAAGTTCGTTAAATTCGTTCATAGTGACGCCCAAATTGTTAGCCGTTGGGCGTGGTCGTGATCCCCGCCGCGGTCCGCGTAGCTAATTCGTCCCGTATTTGTGATAATCCCGCGCTTTACGGCAAGATTTAACCGTGACGCCATCCCTTTAGATACCGGGAATAGTGGGCCGAGGATCCGCCAAACGTCATCCGTTGTAAATTCGGGCATTAAATGCGCGGCGCGTTTGATTGCTAGGTCTACATCTATCTTTTCTCTATCGGTCCATTTGTGATTAGCCGAAACGCTCGAGCCATAAAGGCCGGCTACAAAATTGGTTTTTTCGCGTTTACTTAACATTTCGTACCGCTTGTTCAAATCGTGAGCATTGGGCCGTTAAATCGTTTACGCGGTTGCGTAGATAAGTTATTTCACCTACGGCGCCTAATAGGTCCCGGACTAAATCGCCGTTATCAAATTGGGCATCCTCGGCGTGATCTCTTAGCCGGCGTAGTAAACCTTGTTCCGGGTTTGTTATGTCATCTATTGCGGTTTGTAAAATTTTGACCATTTGTAATTCGTGGTCGTTATCAAATTCGTAGCTCATGTTTCCCTCTCAGTTTGGATTTAATCTAAAATTATTAGGCAACCTATTCTTATAGTAAGCATGTAGCAAAGAATAAACCAACACAATTTATTTATGGTTGGTTTTACTTGCACGTGTTAGTTCTATGGCAGATATCCCAAGGCCCCCAACCCTTAGAGTAGTCGTAAATAAATTTCATGGCCACCAAGTTAGTAAACGCATCAAATAGCGGCTCTTGGGTACAGATTTTAAGTTTTAAACATAGTGGCGCCGTTGGGTTACGTTCGAGAGAATACCAAACCGTATTTATTTGACCTAGGCCGCTATCGCCCATGTGGTTAGTTTCGTTTTGTTTGGTTGGGTTACAATTCTCATCCACGCCTAACCCACCCCAACGGTGGGGACACGCCCCGGACTCGCGTAAAATTATGGCCCCTAATTGGGCTATGTGTTCGGGACGCCAACCGGCCTTATAGGCCATGGCCGGCAACCAAGAGATATTCCCGTGTTTAAATACGGGTTTGGGTTCGGTTGTGGTAGTTGTGGCCGGTGGAACATATAAATATAGATCGTGCATTTGTTGCGAAAATTGGCCGGGTTCGTTTGGTTTGGGTTCGTTTGTAAACTCAAGGTTTTTAGGTACTAGGACCGTTACCGAGGCCATGAGGGCAGCTAGAAAAGTTAAAGCTAGGCGCGCTAAGACTGACATTATGAAACCTCTTTTACTTGTGGGTTGTGTAGTTCTAGGTTGAACGGGACGCCCCACGTATCCCAATTAGCGGCCCTATAGGCCATTTGGCTACTAATGATTTCGTTGGTGTCTTTATTTCTAAAGATTTGAACGAGTACTTGGCGGTTCGTTTCCGGTTCTATTCCGCGGTACGCCTCGTAAATGATTATTTCGTGCATTTCGTCCCCCGTCGCTTGGTTCTCTAATACCTTAGCGAACGTTAAACGGGTTTTGCTACATCCCCGAAAACGCCTTTAAAAGCAAGGCTTACGGCGTTAGCGGATGCCGCTTTATCTAATCCAATTTCTACGTGAAACCAATCACCGGCGGGCGCCCCAACGAACGTAGGTTTAATGGCTTTACGCCACGTGCCACGATCACAACGCCACGAACGCCCAAACGGTTCCGGGAAATAATCTATAACTAGTTCAACGCCCAACGCGTCCGCGTTAGCTACCAAAAGATTTATAAAACTTAACCCAGCTTTACGGCCGGCGCCGGCGCTCGAGTTATACCGATAACTAAAATCTATGGCAAGGCCTCGAGCATGATTAGAGATACTGCCGGGGTGGCCGTGTTTCTCACGGTTTATAAATGAACCGTTATTCCATAGGGCGCGGTTAGATCGTTTAACTACTTGCCTAATAAATTCGTCCGTACCCTCTAACGGTCTAGTAACAACCGGGGCTAGTTCTACGGTGTACGGTTTCAATCTTTATCATCGGGAATAAATAGACAAGCTAAATCGGGATCACCAATTTTAGTTGAGGCCCACGCCAACACGCTAGACATAACCGGCATTAATAACGAAATGAGTACCGGGTCTACATTGTTTTTCCAAAGAAAATAGCAAGCTATCCCAAGCAATCCGCCCTTAGTTGTTTGGTCCCCTATTTGGCGTTTGGCTTTACTAATTTTATTTGACGTCATGGCAAAATAGTTTTTAGTTCGTCCGCAGTAATTCCGAGACGGTCTAAAATTGTTTGGCGTTTATCCGCTAACATTTGTTCCGCTTTAGCTTTAACTTTAATGTCTTTTTCGGTTTTTGCTTTATCTGTTTCATGGTCTGCTAATTCTGTTTCGTTATAATCGCGCGTAATTGTTTCGCCTGTAGCGACATCGTAAATAGCTTTTTGTAAAGTCATATAGTCCTTAACTGTTTGCGTATCCGTAAATTCTTATTGTTCCGCCTGTAAAACTTACCGCGTTGGCGTTACTGAAAGTTACATCGGTAAAACTTGTTGAGGATGTTTCTATACCTAGCGATAAATTGAATTCGTTAGGTGTTTGATTAAGTGCGCTGTAAGTTGTTGGCGATGTTAAAAACGGCGAATTAACATTTATTGGCCCGCCTTTAGTTGGATAGCCCGCATCAAGATTAACAAAATTACCCGAACTTGCCGCTGTGTCGGCCGTCCAAGTGCCGCCACCCGGCGTTAAATAATTTAGATTAAAAGCGTGAGCCGTACCGCTGCCGAAACGCATACGAAACTTACCGGGACTAGCGGCGGTTGTCATATTGCCTAATTGGATTAAATAATTGTCGTAAGTCGCGCTAAAACAATTCGAAATAGTAAAACTATTCCCGGACGCGGTAGTGCTACCGATAAAAGTCAATCCACTAGCGGCCGCCGGTGCGGGTCCTACGGTTTGCCATAAGGCGCCGTCGTACAGTTGGACCACGTTTGTAGACTCGAGATAACAAATTTGGCCCTCGGCTAAAACCTTTTCACCGGTGCCACCAAACGCGGCATCCCTTGTAACTGTGGTAGCGAAAACCGGGCATCCGGTGCCGGCGGTTAAATTTTGATAGTTAGCAGATAGGACCTCTAAGGCCGAAAACTTGGGAACGGTTGTTTGTGTGTTTGCCATATTTGATTAGATCCTAGTAGAAAATCATTGTAAGACGTTGTTACTATCCATGCGGCCAAATTCGGGATCGTCCAAAATTAGGTAATAAACTAAATCGGTTGGCGCCGTAAAATAAGTTATGGTGTGGCCGGTGTTTACGCTTATATTGTGTTCTATACCCTCGATAGATAGTTCCTCAGTAAGGCTAGACGGTGTGCCCAATAGTGTTTTTTGTACTTGGATCGTTTGCCCAATATCTACCGTGGCGGCTAAATCTCTTTGGGGTTCGGTTAATAATGCAAAATTAGTAGTAAGCGCCGTAAAACGTGGGGCGGGTGATCCGTCTAACAAGTATTCGGCAAGCTCGAGCGCCGCGCCACTAGTGGATAGCAAACTATCGTTAATGTTTTCGGATTGTATAAAGTACGTGGCTTGGCTTGCCAAATCCTCGGCAATTTCGGGGCCGGCCGCGCCGGCTAGCTGTACTGCCGCATAGTTAATAACATTGGACGAGTCAAATACGGTTTGCAAATTTTGGTACTTTGGCGCGTTTGGGTCATTATCCGCAAAACTTATAACCGGGGCGCTAGTTGTGTTGCCTATTCTTGGTTGAAAATTTAAATAGCCTTGGCGGTCTATGAAAATACGGCCACGTTCCGCCGCTTGAATAGCGCCTATGTATTGCAAAGTATTTAACCCGTTAGGGATGTCATAGGACGCGCCGGCGCCGAGGGTTTGCGTTCCGGTGGCAATGTTGCGGGTTAGTAGCGGATAATTTACGGCCGGTAAATCTAAAATGTTTGTTAGCCGGGCGCTTGATAATTCCTCAATTACTACTGTTTCGGGTAACACGGTTTGGCTTAACAAATAAAACGCATCTACGCAAGTAACGGTCACTTTATTATCGTTAGCAAAATTGAATTGATAGTCATAATTTACAACTACGCCAACGAAAAGAAATTCGCCCTCTCGAGATAGTCGTACCGCGCGCATTGGTGCGAGTCCGGGTTGGCCATTTTCGGGATCATAGTAGGGGCTTGTTTCGTCGTACGGTGACAAAATGCCACCGGCTAAAGAGTCATCTAATAGAAAAGTCATAGTGCCGGCAGAAAATTGATCTATCGGGCGGCGGCGTCCGCGCCTAATGTTTATGTTTTGTGTGTAGGGCGTAATATCGGCGTATTGGGTGTTTGGTCCTAATGTAAATTCGGTGTTATCAAGTACCCCGCGTAACGGGTCATCTAAACGGAAACTAAAAGCATCGAACCCGGTATCTAGTTCTAGTAGATAGTCGCCGCTTTGAACTACCGGGGACGCCATTAGTAGGCACCGAAACCGCGAACGTTTAAATTTATTATCCCGTTGCTTTGCTCAAATTGTTGTAACGCGTCTACGATTGTTTGGCCTAATGTGGCCGGCGCTGTAACGGTGTTAATAGTTATATTGTTAGTGTTTCCGCCGTTGCCGGTACCGCCTCGAATATCTGCCGGTACGGAAATAGGGTTTGTAATGGATGTTGGGACGCTACCAACCATGCCTATATTGCTTACCGTGTCCGCAAACGTGGCCCCAATGCCTTTAACGTCCGCGATAGTGCTAGCACCGCCTAACGCGTTCGTAGCGCTTGCCATAGCGTCCGCTACGCCCTGTAAATAGGCTTTAGCGTCAGTAACACCCGATTGATAAAACGCGGCCGCGGCGCTCGTGCCAACTAGCGCGGCTATCTCGTTTAACGTTTTTACTATTTCATTAGCTTTAAGTATTTTATCGGTACTGCTTAATAGCTCTTTACCAATTAACGTTCCGGCATCCACGCCGGCCTTTAATACTTGTTGTAACGCGGGTTCGGATAGTCCGGCGGCGATAAGTTTTTTTATTGTGTCCGCAAAATCTTTAGCCTTTTGGGCTTGTTCATCTAGCGCGGTACCAAACGTAAATTCGCCGGATGTGTTGCCCATTTCGTAGGCAGCTTTAAAATCTATCCCTTGAGTTATAGCGCCGGCTACTGAGTTAGAAAAATCGTTAAACGTTTGTTGCGCGGTTACTAGTTTTGCGTTGGCGTCATCTAATGCCATATTCATTTCGTTAGTAAGTGTTTTAGCTAGATCCGCTACGGCTTTGTTTGTGTCCTCTGTCGTTACTTTAAGTTTCTTGGTAACGGTGTCTAACTTGCCGGTACCCACTACGGTTTTATCGGCTTTGGTATTCCAAGTTTCAAGCCACCCGGCGGATGCTAAACGGGCGCGGCCCTCAGATTTTAGGGCGTTGTCTACGTCTCGAATTCCTTGGCTATTGGCGTATAGTCCGGCAGTAGTTCCGGCTACGGCTGTGGTGGTTGCGTTATTTTCGGATTTAAATTTATTCATTGCAACCGTGGCAGCTATTAACCCGGCGGCGATAGCGACGGCTGCGATACCCATAGTCATAGCGACATTGGCGGCCGTAAACGATGTGGCTAACGCCCAATTAACGGCAACGGCTATAGCGCCCGCTACTTTGTATAACGCCAACGCGGTATTAACGGCGATAATTGCGGTAGCAATACTTAAAATGGCGCCGGCAATTCCTATAACTATTGGTGTATTATTGGCGGCCCAATCACCGAAATTAACTAGATACGGTAGGACCGCTAAAACGGCGGGTAACAATGCTTTACCTATTGACTCTTTAGCCTCATCTAACGCAACGTTTAAACGTTTAAATTGACCTTGCGCGGTACCGGCGGCCGTAGCGGCCGAACCGGCAAACGTGCGCGATAATGTCGCCATAACTTGATCAAGGTTTGCACCGTCTTTAATCATTACTTTTAGTTCGGGTGATAGTTGACCTAGGGCGCGCATGTTTCCGCCGTAGGCCATAGCCAACGCGTCCGCGGTTTGTTGCACGCTCACGTTAGCGCCGGCCGCAATATCTAACGTGAGAGCTAACGCTTTGTTGGCCTCGTCTACGTTTTTGGTTCCTCGAGTTAACGACGCGTAGGCCGGCCTTAAATCCTCATCCGCGACGCCGGTAGCCATTTGTAATTTACTTATCATTGTTTCCGTGGCGGCTATTTGTTCGTCCGTTGCTTGCGTTGTGTTTCGTAACGTGTTAGCTAGCGATGCTTGCGCGGCCTCATCCTCGATAGCGGCTTTAACGGCAAACCCGGCGGCGGCAGTAATTGCACCTAATGCGGCTACCGCCGGCAAAAATGCTTTACCCATAATAAACCCGGCTTTATCCGTGGTTGTGGTTAAGCTCTCAAATTGTTTAATGGCCTTTTGTACGCCCGCCTCGTTAAAGGTTGCAATAATCGGTACGGTAATCGCCATAGCGTTATCTTAAACCATAAGACGGGACATTTGATACAAGGTTTTTATTAACCTCATCCATAACGCGTTTTACTAAAATTTCCATTTCGCTATCTATCTGACCGCGGTTACGTTCAACGGCGGGCCAAAGAAACCGCATAGATTTACCGTAACGCTCGTTCAAAACTTTTATCATGTTCGCCCCGGCTAAATTAGTTGGGCTATCTTGTTTGCCGGCTAAATCTAAAATCGTGTTTATAGTGCCAACCCAACTAATTTTAAATACTGCCAACGTTTCGTAAACCGTCCCGTATTGGATATTACGATTACGCGCGCGACGGGTGTCTATTTTTACCTTAACCATTTTGCGCGCTATCGAGCCATTCCAAGGTAAAAGGTTTACGCCGCTTTTAGTCCACTTACCGGCAAACCCGGACATAGGCGGATTAACGGGAATTTTACTTTGAACATCTTTAACCGTTGCGGCCATGATCTGTTTATATGTGGTTGTTATTTCGCGCCGTAGTTTTGGGTTTACGTTGTTTATTTCTTTGAGCGCCTCTTTTAACCCAAACACTTTTATAGGTTCTATACCAATCATCTACGCGCCCGCTTTTCTAAAACTAGTAAAACCGTCGCTAGATCGTTTGTGTCAAATTCTATTTCCGGGGGCCACCAACTGATAGCTACTAATAGCTCGGCTAGTTGCCGTCTGTAGGCGCCCCGTCCGTGGGGTGGCTTGGGCTCGTATCTATTACCTCTAAATCATCTAAGCCGTCTAGCCATTTGTCAAAAGGTTTTTTAGTTTTGTCTTTAATTGAAACCCAAGATAAAAACGCTAAATCTTGCATAGAGAAACCCGCCGCGAGATCCCCGGCGCGTTTAGCAAACTTGCGTTCCCACTCAACAAAACCCGATAAACGAGTAGTAACCGTAAACGGCTCTTGGTCGTCGTCGTGCGTGATTTTTATAGTTAGTTTCACCGTCGCTCTTTTCTACTATGCCACTACGGCGGTATAGTTTCCGTTTGTAAAGGTTAATTGAACCTCGGATAGTTCGGCAACTGTTGAATTTACAACATCAAACGACGCTAAAAATGTGCCGTCTAATTGGAAAGCCGGATTAGTTGCGGCGGGGGCGCCGGCGGCCGGCGTTGCCTCTACGAAACATTGAGTACCTACTAGGCCCTCAATCGTTGCGTAAGTTTCGCTTGCGGCGTAACTCATCAAAAGAGTAACTACGCATTGGTTGGACTCGAGCCCGGCAACGTCGCGGTGCGCGGTGTCGCCCATGCTTGTAGCGTCCAAAGAGTCGTAGGCCCTAGTTAGGGTAATGCTTTTAACTTGGTCCGTTAAATCCACGGATCCCGCCTCGTTCACGCCTACTTTAAATTGTGTACCGGCTAGATATGTTGCTGTTGCCATTTGTTTTAATCCTCGTTTTCGGTTTCGTTAGTTTCTAACTTATCTTTTTTACTAGATCGTTTTGGGGATAGTTCGGCTATGTGCCCGGATTTTAATAGAAATTGGATATCACTATTTTTTAGATCCTCGGCGGATAGTTCGGCGCCCAACGGCCATTTAAGCCGGCGTGATGTTACTACGTAGTTCACGGGGCTATCTTAGTGGATATTGTAAGCTCGTAACTTGCATAATCAAGCGCGCCAATAGTTGTTATGGACGGGTTTAAAGTAGCCAACCCTATTTGTAGTTGGCGGACCTTATCGGCAAGGGTTAGCAAAGTTTGCAAAGTTTTTAAATCACCGGGTCCCGAGCCAATGACTCGGACGTTAAAATCCATGCGCGCTATTACGTTGGTTTCCATGGTGATACTCGGGGCGTCGACGAAAAGGCAAGGCGGGTTTATGTTTCGCGGATCGTTTATTACGGTTATCCCCGCGATTGTTTGTAGCTTGGTTACAAGTTGGTTAAACGCGTCGTTAAAAATATCGGTAGTGGGCATTATGCCACCGCGGGACGATTACAACCTAATAGGCGTAAAATTTGGCCCATACTGCCACCCGTAACCGCGCCGGTGGCCAACGGATCAAAACTAGCGTATTGATCTATTGAGCCACGCTCTCGATACAAGGCGCCGGCCATCATCATTAAAGCCATTTTACAAGCTTGATCCGGTAGCACCGTTAAAGAGTCAAAGTAGTTAGCGGATGCTCGGCGGCGATAACCAAACGTGTTAGCAGACGCCACGGCGATTAAACCTAAATCTCGATCACTAGACGGATCCACAAATACGAAACCTAACCAATCCTCTAAATCGCTTAAACTAATCCAAGTACAAGACGTAGCTACGGCGTAGGTAATAGTCCCGCTTGCCGCGATACGTGAGACATTATCCGTGACTAGCGGAAACTGAATTTGATTTTGGATGATAATAGACGGGTTATAAACGTAGTCACCTATATCGTCCTTATAAATAAAGTAGCTAGTAGGTGTAGCGGTCACAATATGGGCGCCGTTAAATGGCGCGCCCATATCCGATATGGTGACGGTTTGCCCTACAACTATTTCATTAGCGGTAAGGGTTTCAAGTGTGCAAACGTTGTTTACAACTTGTTTAAATGTGACGGTATATGTAGCCATTGGCGGTTAGCCGCCCTAGTTCTATAGGCCGGTAGCTTTATAAAACTTAGTATCGTCAATCATTAGCGTTGAAAAATAGCCTCTGAACGCCACCGTTCTAGATAACGTACTCGGTACGTCTATAGAAATTGCAGCTTTTTGTAATTCCATGAGCTCAAATCCACCACCTGTAGGGTTGCCGTTACTTTGACCGGCGGCACCTAAAATAATTGTGTCGCTAGGGAAATTACGATCCACAACCACGTTAAGACCAAACGCTACGCCGGCAGAATTAACCGGTGTCACGTTTCCGTAGGCGTTCATTGGTCCAACTTGCGGAAATAATGGCCGGCCTTGCGTATCAACTAATGCTAAAAGATTTTGCCATTGGTTAGGGCTTAAAAATAGGTGGGTTGGCAAGTTGCCGTTAGATCCGCTAAGAATTGCGGCGGCGCCTTGGGCAATCCATCCGGCCCACTCTGCCGGGTCTGTTGGGTCCGAAAATGAGCCCGTTACTGTTGTTTCGTTAAACAACGCGTTAGCGGCCACCGAGTCCGTGGTATTTGCATAAATGCGGCCCATATCGTCGAGGATCACGTTTAAGATTTCCGGTGTAGTCCAATCGAGATCCTGTTCGGAAATTGTCACAAATCCGCCGTAAGTTTTTTTCTCTACGAGGTTCCGCGTAATTTGAAGAGTCCCGGCCTCAAGCGCCGCATTTTGTGCGCTTTGAATATCCATCGAAACGTTTAACCCTACGGACGGTCTAACAAAAAATTGACCACTAGCCGGCATTGAACGTACACCGATTGCATCCACTACAGGCCTCATACCTACAAAATTGTTATAAACATTTTGTACAATAATTTCCGGCAAAACGCCCGGATTGCTTTCGGTATCTACGTAAGGCGCGGACGGGGCGGCGGCTTGAATTGCTAATCGCATTTCATGAAACGCGGAACCACCTTTAATAGCGGCGGCAATATATTGGCCAGCGGTTGGCATTGGCCCTATTGGCTTTGCGGCTTGCGCGTAAAATTTGGTTTCTACTGTTGCCGGTGTTTCTTTTAGTTCGGCTGTTGCGTTTACTGTTTCCATTTTGTTTATTTCCTTTTCTTGGGGTTTAGTTTCGTTTGGTTTTTCCGCCGCTACTTTAGTAATTTTTGCATCCTCAAAAGCGCCAATCGGCACTAATGACAATTCGACAAACGCGGACGATTTAATTACCATCACGTTATTGTCATCATAATAAAAATCTATTGGTTCAATCCCAACACTTACCGAGTCGTATACGCCGTCTAACGCAAGTTGTAAAGCGTCGTTACCGTTTCGAGTAGAACTAATTTTCGCGCTAAATAGTAAACCCTCGGCGCTATCTACGCGTTCAGTAACTAAACCTATGGCCTCGGCCATGTTGTGATTTTGAATTAGTTTTGGCGCCGGTCCATCCGTAGGGATTGATCCGGGTAAAAACTTGACGGCTTGGCCGCCTTGAACGTAGGCCACTTTATTGTAAGGCGCGGCTAATCCGGTTATTGTGCGTGAGGGTACGCCCGAACTAGCCGCGTCGATACTTATTCGTTGAGGGTCTAACGTAATCATTATTTGAATAGTAGCCCACGCGTCACAATGTTTAGCGTCAATCCTCGATAGTCATTGAGGCGGGTTCCGAGGCAGTAGGCGCGACGGGCCTACCCGCCTCGGTCCCCAAGACGTTTTCTTCAAGATACGCGGTTACGTCCAATTTTAAGAAACGTCCGCGCGGTAATACGTTATCCATGCTTAAAGTTTGCTCTATGCAATCTATAAACGGTTTAGCGCCAAACAAATATAAATCTTGGCGTGCTTGTTGCGCGTTCGCGTAAGTCATCCCGCCGCCCGTTGGCGCCCCAACTAAGTAACTAGGGATATTGGCGACACGTGCAAGTTCGAGGCTTTGAAATGTTCGCGCCTCGGTTAGCTGTAGTTTGCTCGGATCTATTCCGGACTCGTGCCAATCTACGTATTCGTTTAATGCGGCGATGCTATTAGTTTGGCGTGCCTCGGCCCAACCGGCCGCGAGATCCGCTAGCGCCGTTGGGTCCATGGGTTCCCCGCCGGTTTGTTTTAGCCAACCGCTAGGTATTTCGTTCATGGCGAAACGTTCCGCCGAACGATTTAAACGCAACGCCGTAAGGATGGCTTGATCCCCCATAGATAACAAACTTTGGATAGGGCTAATAAATTGCACAACGTCTCGAGGGTCTACCGGCATCCCTTGCCAAGTAATCTGTTTACTAGGTCCCCACCAAATCGGGCCGGCTTGATCCAATGTTTGCACATTTGCGGCCGGCATCCATTGAAACGATTTAGCAAAACCATTTCCGTAGCGCTCGGTAATTATCCAAAACGCCCGCCCGAAAAATAATAAATCGTCCGTGGTCCAACTTAGTATAAAGTTGCGCGTACTGTTCGGGTCCGGACGGTTAAACCAAGTATCCGGCGGTATAGCGATTTCCTCTAGTTCCTCGCCGTTCCATTGCTGCGTATATTGGGACATTGTTAAACATCCAACCATAGAACATATCAAATCGCGGGAACGGGAAATAGTTGGTACTTTTATCGCGCGTAAACGGTCCGCGGATTGTTGGTACGAAATAAAATTACCTATAAGGTTTTCACTAGCTCGATATTGTCCGGCGGCCGCAACGGCGGCGCGTGTTACCGGTTCCGTGGTTTGTATTTTATTAAAAATTCCCATAGGCAAATCTTACGCTATACGACGCGTTGAACTTGTGGCAATCATTGGGCGGGTGACGTTATGGCTAGGACGTGAAACCATGGCAACGGCCCAAACTAAACAACGTGCCAAACATATTTCGCCCGGTGATCGTTGCGAGCTAAGCGCCACGCTTGATTGTGTCCGAACGGCCACGGCGCGCCCTACGTGTTCCGCAAGCATCTGTTCCCCGGTGTGTAATAGCCGGCCCTCGTTTATTAAAAGTTTTACTACCGGCGTATAGCGCGCTATTTCGGCAAAGCCAACTACGACGCGCCGGCGTACTAGCTCGGGTGGGCAGTTCACGTCTAGCGTTGGTGATAGCGCTAATTGCAATAATGGCGATGCGGCGGCCTCGCGTTTAACGTGTGCCCATAGTTCGGTTTGGGTATCGCATACAAACGAAACCGTGGCGATAATTTTACCGTCCGGGTTTTGTACGGCGCGCAAACCAAAATAGCGCCCATTGTCTAAACTTGTTTCGCAAGCCAACACGCCACCGGCAACGGGTTTAACGTCAGTAACAAGATTTTGCCATACCCCGGGATTTAGCCAACCTAGATCCGTTTGGATCCAAAGATTTACACTCGAGCGTAGAAAACCGGCACGGTTAGGGCTAGCGGCCTCGTTAAATAAAACGTTTTCGTCAATCATGTAACCCAAGCTTGGATTAGCGAACGCCCACGCGTCTAACGTCATTGGGTCTAGATCCGGCGGCGGTGAGTACTCGGCAAAATATAAACCGTTAGTTTTATTTTCATCTATCGCGCGCAAACCTTGCGAACGCCAACGCAAAAACGCCGCCGAATTTTCAGTACCGGCCGTGGACCAAAACGACGCTAAAGGATTAGGGCGCGCACGTTGAGTAGGCAACAAACCAATATCTAGGGCGTCGCTCGAGATATCCCAAATTTCATCCGCTAGCAATAAATCAATACTTGCACCGTGGCCGGCTGCGGGTGTTGCGGCGCGTACTAGCCAACGCGATTTATTTAACGTTAGCTCGTTACGTCCATAGGACCATTTAGCTACGGCGCCAAAATTTGTTTCTAACACGGGCGCCAATTCTTGAAACAATGAAACCGCCAATGGCAAGTTATGCCCGGTGCTTAAAACCGTTTGGGGACGCCCCAACATTTCGGCGTAATCCGTGATCCACCAACCAAGTAACGCTTTTAAGCAAGTTGTCTTGCCGGCTTGGCGCGCCACCGAAACCAAACTAACGCGGTTCAAAAATTTACCGTCCGAACCATAAGCAAGTTGCCCATTTAAAACGTGAGCTTGCCACGGCATCATTTCAATATCTAAAACACGTTTAGCCCACGCCACAACCAAAGGCCCCAACGAACCCGCCGCATCCCGGCTAATCGTCTCGAGTCTCGGCAAGTCATGACCGTATCGTTTCCCATTGTTTTCAATCTTTGGGGATATAGACAACGA